AGAAATAGGAATATCCAAGTCTTGACAAATGGTTAAATACTCCTCTGCTACTAAGGTATCGGCAATGACAATATCGTCGCCTAAAACACGGTATTCTTTAAAGATCTGGACTTCTCCAGAAACTTTAAAGGCAGCAAATTGCACGAGAAAATGATGAAGTAGAGCAAGAGCTGCCCATGAGGATAATATCCCCATGGGTTGCCCTCTTCCATAGCGAATGGAATTCTTTCCTTCGTGAATATATGGTTGATTCTTTTCTTTATCAGGGAGTGCGAAAACTCGATCCGCGACCAGAGAATCCCAATAATCCCCAATAGGCTTACCGATAATGATATCGAACATTACTTTATATAAGTAACGAGGAATCATATCAGTAGCCGATTTAAGATCATAGGAGTAGTACTGCGCCTTCCCAGTAAAGGAAGAGACAGCACCCTCTTGGTCGAAAGTCGCATCACAGTCTCCGAACTTCTCTAATAGAGAGAAAAGAGATTTATGCAAGGGAAGCAAACAATATTGAGTCCAGTAGTCAGCCATGGCAAAAACTCGCACTTTCCCAGCAGCTTCATATTTTAAATGAAGCTTACCCAAGAACAAGGAGCCATTTCGATACTTTGGACGGTAGAAATCAGCCCAAGGTCTCATAAGAGAATATAATAAATTATAAATTCTCAACCCTCTTGTATCATCAAAGAAGAGTAACCACTTACGAATCATATTCGTAGGTTGGTACCCCCATATTCTAGCAGCTATATGAGCTTTTAGAATAGAAGGGCCTCCTCCTACTCCGCTCCCAGTTAATAATAACGGGAACTTAGTAGGTTTGAGATGATCCAAGGGGATTGAAAAATTAAACTTACTTGCAAAGATCCTTATAAAATCTTGCAAAGGTAAACTCTTAGAGACATCAGGACAGAAAATATCAGAAATTGATGAGAAAGTAGGATCGGGATAAATCCCTAATAACGCCCTATATATATTCAAGAGAGAAAGCCAGAATCTAATAGCTGGTATACTGCGATTCAAGAAAGCTTGTCTAGCTTGTAGAGGTAACCATAGTGGAAGGCCTCCCTTAGATAATCTAAGGGATTGCCCCATGTCTCGAGTATCAATTCGAGAACCCGCTAGGTACATCTCCAAAGCTAGCTTTGTAATCTTGAGCCGTAATATATAGGCATTGATTCCGGAGCTCTTAATATACCGTGAAGAATAAGTTGCAAAATGTCTTATAGATTTTTTAAATATGAGGCCTAATTTCACACCTGAGTAGGAAGCTACCAAAATTGAATAGCTACTTACTAGTCGAATAACCGTTTCCGGATCGACTGCGACCATGTTACTATCTTGTACTTGGTATCGAGATAAGGTACTCCTCCAAAACTTTGAACTCAATATTTGAGCCTTAGTTAGGGGGGAAATTTTGGATAAATCTTTTGTAACTTTCTCATGGTAATCTTGAGGAGGCTCATCACCGGGTCTAGCTATAACCAATATAGCTGTCTCTGTAGACAGAGCAACTCTTAACATCTGAGTATACTCTCGTTCTGTGAGATACAGGACTCCTTTCGGGTCTACAGGATCTATGACAGCATAGTGAGTCATGATTCGATCCCAGTCGAAACCTTCCCAATAACGGAACGCTTCGATTGTCGGATGACGACCGAAGGAGGTAGCGGATACGGAAAAAGATCTGATTTTCATTTTTTATATTTATTATAATTAGTGGATCTGGTCTTAGTCAGCTATTATACACATAGTCGGACTCCTATTTCTCTTCCCCAAGAGTAAATAAAAGTATCGCTTCCTTAGTATTTATCACCGCAAGAGACCTTTAACATAACCAGAGCTATAACTATTTTACAATCTTTGCAGACTTTCTTCTAAGAGAAGGGTACAGGTTTGCCAACACGGTCAAGATCTGTAAGTCGATCTTGTTGGTTTCCGCTCTTAACCTAGGAGGAGTTTCTGGAGATTATAGGTTTAAGTACTATGGATACCAAAAGTACTTAGTGACCAGTAAAATAGCGAGTTAAATCTATGTTAAAGACCTAACAAAAGATCTTGTCACCCCTTTGCACCGAGAGGGAGCTGTCGAACTGTTAGGGATAAACCCGGCTCCATCAGTGAGTATGGATGAAATGATAGATACTAATTCAGTTAGTATGTAGTATCCTGATAATAGGGCACCTAAGAACCACAAGATAATAACCTCCAATCGTGCAAAGCACAGGTAGGTCCCTCGAGCAGGCTCAGGGCAGGTACCCCAAGGTTCTTTGATTTCAGGCCGATTGTTACCGACCATCCCACAAAGAAGAAACCTCGATTCCCTAGACTGGGG